ATTGTCACGCATTTTGGCAATAAAGCGCCAGAGAACCGGGAGAAAATATCACTTAGGCCATTTAGGCTAGTTTCGCGGGACACGTCACAACTCCCCACAGCCTACAGCTAGAGCTATACAATACACATTTAAATTTCTTAAGGTATATATAAATAATGGCCTAAATAGCCTAACAGCCCGGAAAACTGGCAAATTCACCCGCCAATCCCCGCGCCCAAAATCAGCCAATCACGCGCCAATAATTATTTTCGCTATTCTGCAAAATAATCCTTTACAAGGTGAGCGCAACGTGCGATAACAAATCATCGAAACGGCGCAAACAAACGCCAAACGATGAAAGGACAGACACAATGGTAGCCTATCTTTTTAAAAACCCGCGCCGCAACGCAACCTACAAATTCATCCTTCATGTTGTCGCGCAACCCTGCAATGGCGCCGAATTGCAAAACGCAGAAATTGTGCCCGCCTCAAGCAAAAAGATTGCCCGCGAAATTTGTAGAGTGCGCGGGATCAAGCCTTGGAATTTTTGACACTCTGAAATGCGGGCGCCTACGGGCGCCCCTATTCCAGAGCGCCAATCAAGGCGCCGACTAGGGAACCGAACAAATGCAGAACCGTATCTTTTCAGTAGATAACCCCAAGGCGTCCAAGGCGCAATCATTCGGCTGGCTAAATGGCATTCACTATATGGCGCCCGCGCGCCTTGCTGGCGTAGGTAACTTGTGCGGCAATGCAAGCCCCGGATGCATTAACCTTTGCTTAGGTGAACATTCGGGCGCTGCAATCTACTATCCTTCCGTCATTCAATCGCGTATCGCCAAAGCGCGCCGCTTCATGAAACAGCGCAAGGCGTATATGCGTGACATGTGGCGCGCGATTCGCGCCGCAATGCGTCAAGCGCTCAAAGGCGCGCTTAAGCTTTGCATCCGCCCCAATGGTTCTACCGATATCGCATGGGAGTCGATTCGCGACGAAAGCGGCGCGACCATGATGGAAACGTTTCCCGATGTTCAATTCACCGATTACACAAAAAGCTTTAAGCGCGCGCTTGCCCACGCACAAGGCAAATTTCCCGCAAACTACCATTTGACGTTCTCCCATTCGGAAGTGAACGAGGCGCAATGCGTTCAAATCCTGCAAGCGGGCGGCAACGTTGCCGTAGTGTTTGCCGGTGCGTTCCCCACCACTTGGAATGGTTTCCCCACAATCAATGGCGACGAACACGATTTGCGCCACTTGGACCCGCGCGGCGTGGTTGTGGCTCTGAGCCCCAAGGGTAATAAGGCCAAGCGCGACACTAGCGGATTTGTGGTCCGCTGATTCGCGAACATGGCGCTTGTCAACGCAAGCGCCATGTTGTAAAACAATCTCCTGCAATAGAAGGAACCCACGCTATGACGACAACAATTTCGACTGAATATTCGACGGCCTTAGGATGGCGCGATGCAGCTATAGCGCGCGGCCTTAGCATCATAACCGACCCCATCGGTGACAACGGGCGCCCGTTGGCGCGCGCGTACTATATGCACGACGGCAAGCCTGTTGTTTGCGGCAAGCTGCGCCGCATAGGTCCAGACGGCAATAGTGGCGTTCAAGGTTGGCTACAAGAAACCAAATAAAGGAACCCATGCCATGAACAACCCCGGCTTTTACGTTTATCAGGGCTCAAGCGGCGACTGGTACATCGATTGCCTCACAAGCGCGCGCGAACGCATCGGTCGCGACCTAATCCGCAAGACCGAAGGCGTATGGTCCACCAAACAGGCCGCATGGGATGCGCTGGATCTTGCCCTTGGCGTCATCACGCCGGGCGAGTGGGCCTATCATGAAGACTTGCGCCGCCGCCCTTACTACGACGGCGGAACGCCCCGCCGGTCATGGGCGCAACTTGACGACCACGCTAAGGCCTCATGGGAACGCAACCCCACGCCCCGCGAATGGAAGCAAGCCGCCCCATGCGCGTGACGCCCATACGCCCCATCGCCCCCACGGCGCGCACCCTAGCGCGCCGCACCCCGCACCCACTGCAACGGAACCTGTCCAATGATCGCGATACTCGAAGCCCTGCTCACCCTGATGTCCATGCTAGTCGTGGGCGCGCTAGTCGCCATGCTGGCGCTATAGATCTGGAGGTTTGACAATGGCACGCCGCAAGAAAACCATCGCCGACCCGCATGGCGACCAAAAGCCCTACCCCCACCTCGCTGGACTGGACCGCTACAGGCGCGACCCTGACGCCGACCGCCGCGCGTACGGCCAAGCCGTCTTGAGCGCCATCCGCGCCCTACAGGCCCGTGAGCTGGCGCGCGTCCTGCCATCGCACCCCTGCCCCTGCGCCTCCGGCGTGTGGGCGAGCGATGGGCAGGAGATCTTGCGCGCCGTGCGCGCTCAGAATCGGAGGGGCTGAGATGATAACAGTCACAATCCACCCAACGCGCGTTCGAACCCTTCGCTATTTTGACCGGCTGATAGGGTATTATGGGCCGGTCACCTATCGCCGGTCCAAAGCCCGCGCCTGGCGCTGTGTGACCGTCCTGGGCGCGCTGGGCTACGCCCGCAACGAAGCCGACGCCCGGCGCTGGCTCATGGAGATGGTGCCGTGAGCGACTACTTCCTTGCCCTGACCGACCACTACAAGGCCGTGCGCGCTCGGTTGAACGCCCCGCGCCCGACCCCACGCCTAACGCTCGTCGCCCCGCCGCCGCCACCCGAACCGGCGCCGGAGCCCTCCGCGCCGCCCGAACCGCCGCCGGAGCCGCCTGGTCCGGCGTTCCGGTTCACGCCTAGCGCCGCCAAGGCTATCGTCCGCGAGGCGCTGGAGCCCCACGGCATGACCTTCGAACAAGCTATGGGTCCAAGCCGGACCATGCCCTACATAGCCGCGCGCACCGCCGTCTACGTCGCCCTGCGCAGGCATGGATGGTCCCTCAAAAAGATTGCGGTCTACTGCAACCGCGATCACACAACCGTGATGAACGCCCTACACCCAAAAAAGGACCGCAACAAATGACTATGATCGACCAGATACTAGCTGATCGCGAACAGACCCACGGTTCCTTCCGCGAGGTCGCGGGCTACTCGCAAGCCATCAAGAACCTGCTGCGCTCGTCGCGCAATTGGGAACGCCTTGACGTGACGCAGGCGCAGGCGCTGGAGGTCATCGCCGACAAGCTGGCGCGCATCCTGTGCGGCGACCCGTCCTTTCTGGACCATTGGCAGGACGGCGCGGGCTACTTCGAACTCGTGGTGCGCGACCTGGCGCAGGCGCAGGCACCCGCCGCCATGCCCCGCGCGACCATGCCAGACCGACCTGATGACGAGCCGCTGGACGCGCCTGCGTTCCTGACGGAGGCGCGGTTATGATGTTGCAACTGAACCCGACGATGCCCCTCACCACGCCGCTGGGCCGGGCGCTGGCGCACTTCCTGATCGACAACGGCGACGAACACCACCTGCTATGGGTGTGCATCCAGGACGACACTGGCGAAATATGGGTATGGCCTAACACGCAAGTGCGCGGGCGCAACAACCCAACGATGGGGAGAAAGATAGATGACTGATCTTGTTAAGCGGCTGCGTCGGTTGGATACCTGTATTTTCCCCACTGAACGGGATCGTTGTCATTGTGGTGAAGCGGCAGATCGTATCGAGAAGCTGGAGGCGGCGCTGCGGGAGATAATTGGCGCTTTGGAAGATCCGAAAGGCGGCCAGCATGTGTATGACATGCGCAATGCTTCTTACATCGCCCGCAAAGCACTGGATGCAAAATAAACCTTTACACCACCGCGCCGACGTGCGATGGTTCACCGTCAACAAGGGGAGTCTGACATGTTTAAGATTGGTATAAACGAGCATGACGAAGTCGCCTACGTCCGCATTCAGATTGCGGCGAAGGCAATCCACGAAGCGGCGCTGCTCGCCTACTATTGCGAAGGCCGCAAAAAGCAAACGTTCCATGACGAGATGGAGCGCGAGCTGGACGGATTGCTGGCGCTGCTCCAGATCGACAAGCGCGCGACGGCGCTCGCCATTGACGAAGCGACGGAAACGCTGGAGTATCGCATTGAGAACCTGCGCGCCGGTCTGCGCGCCATCGAACGCTTGCCGCCCCGCGAGCGGGACGCAGCGTGGACGGAAGCGACCAACACCTTGCGCGAAGATGACGAATATGCGGCTCACGCCGCTAAACAGATCCGGTGATGAACCGGATCGCTGGGGCACCCGCCCCGGCGCGTCAGACAGGCTGTCTGACGGTCTAGTCCCTAGTGTTTGTTCGATGACTTGCCCCCGGTCGCTCACGCAACCGGGGGCCTTTCGTTCCAGAAACTCTGTCAGGATTTCTTGCCGGGGAAATCGCGCACGTTACTTTCCGCGCTGGCGATGGGCTCTAACAGGTTCCGCAGATAGCTTTTGGTTTGCGATCGCGCCAGATCAGGCGCAGCGTAGACGTGACGCTTGCTGGAATGCTCACCCGATGCGATGCGCCCCATGTCCACCCATCCGGCCTCCTTGAGCGCATGGAGTAGCGCCGCCTGCGGGATTTTGACGCCGCCAGGCGCGCCATTGGTCAGGCTCTCGCAGATCTTGAAGAATGGCGTAGCAATTACGCCGCGCCTGAACTCGCCGGCCTTGGCGCGGATCTGGTCCACGATGTAGCTCTCGGCGATGCTCATGCCGTTCTCGATCAGGTTCTCCTTGAACTCGGTCCACATAGGCGGCGCAGACGGGTTGAACCGGGACACGTCGCGATCCGCCAGCCACCGGGCGATGGTCTCGAACCCGCCAGAGCGATACCAGGTCCACATCGCCTGCGCCTCGTCTGCGGGCATACGACCCGCCGCCGACCAGATGCAGAACCAGCGGCGATCGCTGCTGCTAATCGAGATGGGGACGGGATCGTTCGTGAACGCCAGCACCATCATCCTGTTCACCATATCGTAGGGGTGCAGGCCTTTGCGGTTGATCGGCAGCGTCTCCGGCGGAGCGGCGATGATGGGCTTCAACTTGTTGGCAAGGGTGCGGCGCTCCTTGGCGTCGGGCTCCTTCAACTCGTTCAGGATCAGGATCTCCGACTCCAGCGCGTAACCCCATTGGGACGTGAGCCCGTCGCTATCCACCAGACCACGGTTCTTGAGCCCTGGGCCGCACACAGACCAGATGAACGGAGCCCACATGGTGTCCTTGCCGGACCCCTCGTCGCCGCCGTGCAAGACTGCGTGGTTTATCTTGACGCGGGGGTTCTGAAGCTTGAACGCCATCACGTCGAGGCAGTGGTTCAACTCGGCCTCCTCGGGCACCAGCACCCGGCAATGGTCCAACCACCGCGACACGTCGCCGGGCGCGACGCCGCTCAGGTCAGGTCGGGCGTCGCGCCAGCGGTTGCCGTACACGTCGCCGTCGCGCGACACTAGGACGCCATCGCCCGCAGCGTAGGTGATGCCACGCAGCAGGCGGGCGTTGGCGGCGCTGCGGTTCTCGTCGTAGCAGACGCTGGCCTCAATCCGGCGGGCGGTCTTGCCGGTGACGTGGATGGACTTGCAGTTGACGTGGCGGAAGATGGCGTTGAAGCTGCCCCGGCTGATCTCGGTGCGGGCGTCCATGTCGAAGTAGGCGTCGTCGTCGATGATGTACGCGAACCGCTCGTACCAGCTCGCCTTGTCAACGCGTCCGACCTCCTTGCGTTCGACCTCGGCGATGACCTTGGCGGCCTCGTCAGGAAACGCCTCGGTGGGCGACAGCTTGGACAGCGTGGACTGCATGTGCTGCGCCAGCAACTCGTCGCGCAGACCTGGCGAGACGCGCGGCCCACCATTGGCGTGGACCCACGACAGGAAAGCCTGCGTGTTGAAGCCCTCGCAATGGCCGTGGTAGCAACAAAACGACCGATCCAACGGCTTGTAACGGGCTCCGATCTGGCCGTCCGTATGCTCGGCATGGTTGGGGCATACGATGCCCATCCAGCCCTCTGCGTTCGTCTGTGACAGCACCAGACCCTTGTCGTTGAGCCACGCCAGCACCGTGTCCATGCCGGTGTCGCGCAGTTTGAACGACAGGACGCGCGCGGTGTCGGCCTCTGCTGGCGTGACGCCAAGCGCCTCGCAGATCTGCGGCAGCGTGTACTCACGGTCAGGATGAAACTCGACCAGACGCGAGCGAAACGCATCGCGACCGGGCTTTAAGTTGACGGAGCCGGGGATACGGAAGTTGCGCACGGCGTTGATGGCGCCGGGGTCCGTGTAGCCCGCCTCGGCGATGGCGGTGATGGCGGCGCTGAACTCGCCTTTGGACGGCTGCTCGCTGAAACCGTAGCCCCATTGGAACGACCCTTCGCTGGTCTCCATGATCCATGTCGGGGGCAACGGGGGCACCTTGGACTTGGTGCCGATGTCGTCCAGCATCATGCACA